CAGGTCAATATAGATATTGGGAAACAAACTATGTAAATGCACCTACTTCTCTTTTTTATCATATTGCAGTAACTTTCACAAACACTACAACTGCACCTGAAGCGTACATAAATGGAACATCACTAACAGTCAGTTCAGCAGGTTCAGGCGGAACTCCAGCAGCAACTTTTGATTGGGGTGATATTTCTTTTGGAAAGAATTATATTAATGGAAACACAACAAGACACACGGGTAACATAGACCAAATAAGAATATTTGATAGAGTTTTAGATAGTACAGAAATTGCAACTCTATATAATGAGTCACCATAGTTTAAAATGAGCGATTTAAGAATATATATATTGAACATAGGAGCGTTATTATTTAGTAGTATGCCCAACATAAATACTTGGCTACAAACAGTAGTTCTTGTGCTAACCATAATCTACACCTTAACTAAAATCTACAAACAAATCAAATGAAAAAGAAAGACATACTACATTATTCTGGTGCAGCAGGTATTTTTTTATTAGTAATAATGTTGTTGTTATACTTAGCTAATAATTCAATACCTAAAGAAAACAAAGATATTATTGTATCTATTGTTGGTATGATTGTAGGTAGTTTGTCTGTTGTTATTTATGCACTTATTGGTCGAAACCCAGATGAGGTGGCAGACCTTACTGCAAAAGTAGAGTCACAGCAAAAGCAAATAGAAACACTTGTAGAGCAAAAAGATGCTTACGAAGCACAAATGATTACCTTACAACAAGAAATAATTAAAGCAGGTAGCGAAGCATTTAAAAGTATTTTAAAAAAATAATGAAATATTTTAAACTTGAAGAATTTGATAGTCCTGACGAAGTTGGTAGTGGCATTAATATGCAGCCAAGTACTTTGGAAATGCTCGACAATGCACGTGACATTGCAGGGATACCCTTTAAAATCAATAGTGGGTTTAGAACAAAAAGCCACAATGCCTACGTTGGCGGAAAAATGCCAGATGAAAATGGAAAAGCAGGAAGTAGTCATCTTTATGGATACGCTGTTGACATTTCCGTTACAAGTTCAGCACAAAGAGCCACAGTACTTAATGCCCTTATTAAAGCAGGATTCCGTAGAATTGGAATTGCTAAAACATTTATCCACGCAGACAATGACCCTGAAAAGTCACAAGACGTATATTGGGTTTACTAACACAGCAGGTAATACGCTATGTCTAACGAACTAAAGATTAAGTCAAACGGACTTAGAAACGAACTAAAAGAGATACGCAAAAGTATCGACAAACTAACACTAGCTATAATGGCACAAACACACACACGCTATGAAAAAAATAATACTAATGGTTGCTGTGGTGGCAACTGCAAAAATGATATGCTGCCAAGTGACGTATGATGAAATACGAGAGCAGCTAAGAGATGGAGAAATAACCATCGAAGAAGCACAAAAACTTTGGCTCGAACATAAAGAGAATGAGCGATAGAAAAAAATTCAAAGATACAAAGGTTGGTAAGTTTTTGCTTGAAAAAATCCCCAACGTGGTTGGTTCTCTTGCTAATGATACTCCCATTGGGAATGTGGTTCGCACTCTTATTGGTGGTAGTGAAATGTCCGAAGCTGATAAAGAAATTGCTTTACGCAAGTTAGACCAAGAAATACACGAATTTGATGGCATTACTAAACGTTGGGTTGCAGATGCACGTTCTGGAAGTTGGTTAGCACAAAACGTTAGACCACTTACATTGGTTTTTCTTACAGTAGCATTTGTTGCAGGTTGGGTAATGCAATTAGACGAACTTGACGTTGTAAAAGAATTACTTACAATAGTTTTTATAGGTTACTTTGGAAGTAGAGGTGCAGAGAAAATAATGGGTAACAACAAACACCGTTAAAAATTTCTTTATTTAGGTATTGACTTTTAAAAAAAAATGTTCGAACTTTGGTGGGCGGAGGATATTAATATATATATATGAATGATATAAAACAACTAGCAGAACAAATAGCAAAAGATTTTAATTTAAGCATAAAAGAAAGAACAGATGCTTTACTAAAAATGGATTGTGAGCAGTATATGATGCTAGGTAAAGACACTACTAAAACACAAAAACAAGAAGTCAAAAGAAATTCTAAACACATTTATAAGCAAATAAAAGGATTCAACGAAAAAGATGGTGAGTTGCTTTTACGTGCTTTAGATGATTAAAAAGACAATGCCAAGAACAGCTAAAAAACCAACAAGAAGTAAACTTGTAAAAAAATTAGATGTTGTATTTAGCCAATATGTTCGACTATCTAATGCAGATAAACGTGGTATGTGTACTTGTGTTACTTGTGGAAAGGTTGGACATTGGAAAACTGGAGGCATACAAGCAGGACATTTTATAAGCAGAAAACATTACAGTACTAGGTGGGATGAAAGAAATGTAAAACCACAATGTGTTAGCTGCAATATGTTTAAAAGTGGGCAGCAGTACCTTTATAGTTTATATCTTGGTAGTAACTTATCTGATGAATTATATAAAAAGAGTCAAGAAATAACTAAATTTACTAATGTAGAATTGCAGGAAATGATTGACAAATATTCTACGCTAGTCAAGAAACTTTCCTAAAATTATAATTGTTTGTGTCAGAGGGGTTGATTTTTCTTCCCCTTTGTTTTTTTTAAAAAAAGTTGTAACTTTAAACAAACTTTAAACACAAATATATGAGCAAACAATTAACACTTAGTCAAAAGCTGTTCAATTTACAGCAAGAAATTGGTGCAATTAGCAAGGATGCTAACAACCCATTTTACAAGTCAAAGTATTTTGACATTAACTCACTAATTAAACAACTACAACCTTTACTAAAGAAGCATAAGCTACTTTTAACACAACCAGTACTAGGCGATAGTGTAGAAACAAAAATCACTTGTATTGAATCAGAACAATCAGTGATTTCTAATTTACAATTACCACAAATATCAGACCCACAAAAACTGGGTTCTTGTATAACTTATTTTAGAAGATACACATTAGCATCTTTGTTAGGACTACAAGCAGAAGATGACGATGGAAATGCTGCGAGTGGGAAAGTATCAGAAGTAGAAAAAAAATGGCTTAACGCTAACACACCTGAATACACTAAGGCAATAGAATACTTACAAGGTGGTGGTACATTAGACAACATAAAGGCGAAGTACAAAATATCTAAGAAGGTACAAGATGAACTCGCAAAAGTGTAAAGTCAAATTAGTTTACTATATAGGAGAATACAATAATTTTAAATACAAAGTAATATGGAAAAAAAGACAACAGCAATCATATCTGGAAGCATCGACCTTACAGCGATTGACAAGACAAAGCTAATAGAAGGTAAGAACGGAAAAAAGTATCTAAACTTTACTGCTATGGTGCAAAACCAATCAAGCTATGGTAACAATGTTTGGGTCACGCAAACGTTATCTAAAGAGGAAAGGGAAGCTAAGACACCCTCAATTACTTTAGGTAATGCTGCGGTTAGATGGATTAGCGATGATGGTATAAATGTCGCAGAGCGAAATGAAGTAACGAACAAAGAACAGAACGAAGCAAGAGAAGTAGATTTACCATTTTAATTAGGGGGGCATTTGCCCCCTTTTTTGTATGCTAAAAGAATTAAAGTACGGAGAAGAAATGCCTAAAGATTTTTGGAATTACAATGTAAATCCGATATTAGGTTTTAAATACGAACTATTAGTAAGAGATACCAAACGAGAAAAAAAGAAGTATGGAATGAAACCAATACCGAATAAACAATGATAGCACAAGCAAACAATTTAAAGGAAAGAATACTAGACATTAAGTATGGTAGAATCAAAGAAGGTTTAAAAATAGATATACCAGAGATTGACGACTACCTGCGTTTTAAACAAGGAGGTGGAACATTCAATTTATGTATTGGGCATAGCAATGTGGGAAAAACAACAATTCTAACATATCTGTTTACTGTGTGGGCAATAAAGCACAATTTAAAGTTCTTGATATGGTCAAGTGAGAATACACCGCAAAGTATTGTAAGAAAGATTATTGAGTTTAAGATGGGCAAACCTATTCAAACTGCAACAGAAGAAAACATAGATGAATCAGTAAAGTGGTGTGATACACATTTTAAGATAATAGAAGTAGAGAACCTTGTCACTTACAAAGAACTATTAAAAGAAACAAAAGCAATTAAGGATGCTTGGGATTATAATGGGTTAATGATTGACCCTTACAATAGTTTAGCAAAAGACAAGCAGCTGATGCGTAACTTAGGAGGACACGAATACGACTACCAAGTAGCAAGTGAACTTAGATTATTTGCTAAAGAAAACAAAATAGCAATATGGCTTAACGCACACGGTGTAACGGAAGCAATGCGAAGAACATACCCTAAAGGACACGAATACGAAAACTTACCACAACCATTATCAATGTCGCAAGTAGAAGGCGGGTGCAAGTGGGGTAACCGTGCTGATGACGTGATTTGTGTCCACAGAATGACAGCAAACCCTACTGAATGGATGTATTCAGAGTTGCACGTTTTGAAGGTCAAAGAAACAGAATCTGGAATGAGATGCACCCCCTACGAAATGCCAATCCGTTTGCGTATGTCAAGAAACAATGTAGGATTTGAGTTTCTAGGTAAAGACATTTTGCACAGCAAAAAGAGTGATGTAGAAGATATTTTATTTTGATTATGTTTATAAATATAATGATAGGGTTATTTATTTTTGCAACTGCTATAACCTATTGGGGACAGCTTAATAATGGTGAGATACGAATAGCACCCTTGATAGGGGCAATGTTTGGTGCTTTGTACTCAAAACAAGAATATGAAGATGAAGGAGTTGTAGAACACTGGTTTCAATGTTGTATATTCTTTATTAGTATAACTGTAATATGGGAGAATCCCTCGACTGGCTCAAAATAATAGCCAAGCAACATCAAGATTGGATTAAGATAGTGAATAGCTTTGGCGAGTATAACTATGCCGAAGATATTGTACAAGAAATGTATTTTACCTTAATTAAATATGCTACACCTGAAAAAATTATAAAAGATGGAAAAGCAAAAAGGGGTTACATATTTTTTACGTTGAGGTCGTTAGTATATCAGTACTATAACAAAAAGAAAAAGGTTAGGAAAGTTAGTTTAGATGATGACGAATATACTTTACAAATACCACACCAAGACAACATAGAAGAAAACGAAGCGTTTCACAAGATATGTTTGATGGTAGATGAGGTTGCAGAAGAATGGCATTGGTACGATAAAAAGATGTGGAAACTATATAGCCAAACTGATATGAGCATACGCAAACTAGCAAGTGAAACTAACATAAGTTGGGTAAGCATATTTAACACACTAAAGAATTTAAAACAAGAAATAAGAAACAAAGTAGAAGAAAGTTACATAGATTTTAAAAATAAAGATTATGACAGAATTTAAAGGTGATAAGCGTACAAAGGAGTACAAGGAGTGGAAAAAACGTTACGAAGCAAAACCAAAAGGATTAGGTGATGTGGTCGAAAAAGTAACAAAGGCAACTGGAATAAAGAAAGTTGTTGAAGCAATCACAGATGCTTGTGGGTGTGAAGAACGCAAAGAACGATGGAACGAAAAGGTTAGCTTTGGGTTGAGAATGAAGAACCCAATGACAGAAGAAGAATATCACGCTATAAAAGATTTTATGGCTACAAGACCTAATACAGTACAACCAGTAGACCAAGAACGATTTAAAAAGATATACGAGCGTGTATTTGGTGTTACAGTATCTTGCACACCTTGTTCTTTTGGTAAAGAGATATGGTCGGTACTTACAAAAGCTGTAAGCATATAGTGACTGAAAAAGATTTGTTTAATTATTTAACTGATTGCTGCTACCCTGATTTAGTTCTCGCAAAAAGTAAAATGAGTAGATGGGATTGTTATTCCCAATCAACAAGTCACCGCATCGAACTAAAATGCAGAAAGCAACATTGGGAAACATTAATACTAGAAAGGAAGAAGTATGATGCAATGATAGAAAAGTGCAATGATAATTTAGATATACCTATGTACATCTGTTCAACACCTAAAGGTGTGTATAGGTTCAACCTTTTTTTAATTGACCCAGTATGGGAATTTGCACAAATGAAAAAAACTACATACTTTGCAAACAACAACCGTATTTCTAAAGAAGTAGCAATGCTTCCAGTAATAGATGCAGAAATATTATGACAAACAAACAAACAATGCACGACAAGTTCGACAACCTAAACGACCTTAACCTTACAAACAATTTACTTTTACTACAAGAGTATATAAAGAAGTGGTGCAAACTTAAACCTAAAAACAAGGAGTTGCAGAACGCTAGAAAGGCAATAATAGATATAACACTTCTTACAAACAGTTTGCAACTAGATAGGGGCAACTACCACATTGCACTTAGCGAATATAGAATGGACAAGATAAGAGCCATAGAACGTGCTAGAAAAGCCGATGAAAAGGTTTTAGAACTAGAGAAAGAAATAAGTAAACTAAAAAAACAAAAAGAATTAGGAAAAAAAAAAAAAAACTATTAGTAGGTTATATACTATTCAGAACAATAGAATTTTTAATAGTATGGACTTGGTATAAAATAATAAAATGAGCGATTCA